AAACTAACCGTGTTGACATTTTCATCTGCTAACAATTCATTTTTAATTACTTCGGTAACTTGATAAAATCCTTTCATTAAAATTTATTTTTAATTCTTTGCGCTTCCAACTCTGCTTTCTCTTTTGTAAATGATAACATTGTAAAACATTGGTGGATATTTAGTTTAGTGATATTTTCAAATCTTGCAACATCCCCTCCAGCGAGACTATAAATTGACTGATACCAACCCCATTTTTCTGAAAAATTTGATTCTGCTGAATAATTTCCTCCGCTTCCTGTGGTTTGGAATAGAGTATCGTATGTTTCGATAACTCCAGTCCTAAATTCAAGAAAAAAAAAAGACTACCCGTGACCGCAGACATCGGCATATCTTGCATTTTGTCTGGATAAGTTGTAACGTAATCTATAATGTTGTATTTCTTTTTTCTAATATCTTTAACGGGTCTATAAAGCACGTTCATTGCGATGTGCATACTATCCCAACTTGATGCGTTGTTATCTAAATCTACATACTCTCCAAGGCTCATATCGTTTAAGTCGGGTATAAAACCATAAGTAACTCCTTTCATTACAAACTGCTCGACATGTTTTGGTTTACTATCTAACAAATCGTTTAAAATATCCGTTATAGCTGTAACACTACTCATCTTCAACTTATAACTTTCGCTTAAAGGTATACCGCAAAATATTTCTATCATTTTTGCGTCTAAAAAATTACTATCTGGGTTTGCTTCTGCAATCTTTAAATACTTTTGATACTGCCCTAAAGTAATTTCGTCAAGTGATGTTGGTACGTTAATTTCTAACTTCATAATTATATAATACTTTTAATTCAATTTTTTATAAAATCTCCTATACAATTTTCGTATGCTTTTGAAAGTAAAAAATAATGGTGCGGGTTTTGTGGTTTTCTTATTCTTACCTGCACGTTCTTTTTATGGTGGATGTAACACTCAACTGTGGCAATCATTTGTTCTATGCTCATTATCTTATATAATATTTCCCGTTGTTTGGATTGCGTAAATGATACTCTACATTATACCTAAAACCATCTATGCTATGGTTAAAAGCATCAACGTATAATTTACTTGTCTTATCCGAATAAGCATAGTTATTCAATTCTTTTGCTATGTTACTACTATTTGGCTCAACTATTATTTGATATTCTAACATTAAAGTAATACCCACCTCAATTAATCCTTTTTTATGTTGTTTAATATTGCAACCTCTATGCTTTAAGTCTGCAACTAACCTTGGGTCTGTTTCCGAAATTATTAGTTTCTTACCCACCTTCTCTAAAATTAATGCAGCCAAGTCATCAACCTTTAAGCCGTTACGATAAATATGTTCTTTAACATAAATTTTCTTTTGCTTTTTATCTATTGCCACCTCCGTAAGTGTATCCGGGTCAACCGAAAAACCAAAGTCCATTCCACATGATGTTTGCAAATTGTTAGGGTTAAATTCTCCAAAACTCCAATTTGTAAATACAACCCCTTCGGCTTTATCTAACCAACCACCTAAAATAACGTGCTTATATTTGTTGATATTATTTTTTTTCATCAACTCAATTTGATTGATGTAACTCTCTGAAAGGTTATCGTAATTGTCAAGGTAACTCGTATGTATGTAAGTTGTATCTTGCTGAACGATGTTACTACCTGCTTCTATTCCTTTGCGTTCAAAAAAACGTTTGTAGATAAAATGCTCTTTTGTGGCCGGGTTAAGAATAAGTACTACCCTATTTTGTAAGTTCTTTGCACGAATAGAAAAATCTATTTTATCAAAGATAGTTTCATCTATTAGTTCCTCAGCTTCATCAAGTACCCACGTTGTAACTCCTGCCAAAGATTTTAAGTTTGCAGTTTGTGTTCCTGAACTTGTTTTAATTCCTTTAAATAATATTTTAGAACCTGTTTTTAAGTTTACAATTTCATCTTTAGTGATGTTAAAATCTCCACGAAGTTCTGCAGTTTCAATCTTATCTATAAATTCTGGAATAATAGAAATATGTGCTGATGTTAATGTATAACGTGTGAATAATATAACGTGCCCAACTTCATAAGTAAGCATTAATAAAAAACTATTTACTGAATAAGATTTGCCCGAACCACGTCCACCACTTACAACATAGTACCTGCTTTCACTGCTAAATAAATTCTCATATTTTTTATGTAAATTTAACAATATCTTTTATGTTGAAGTCGTTTATGTTATGCGTTGTTTCAATTGTTTCTTTTGGCTTACCTAAATAGTATTCTAATAAAATTTTAGATGCAGTTACATCTTTATCTTTTACGGATTTATCAAACAACATTTTAACAACCTTTTGCAAGTCGTCAGAAGTTAGTGCGTTTTCTAATACCGTTTTATATTCGTTCTTTCTCTTATCAAAACCTTTTGCCTTTGTACTATTGCCACCATTAAATTTTCTTTTATCCATATCAATACAAATCAACTATTGTTTATATAATAAAAAAAAACTAACATTTTATGTTAATTTCTCGTTTAATTGTAAGTTATCTCAAAATCATAGCCTAATTTTGTAAGTACTGCTGTTAATGCGTTCTCACTATCTTCAGCGTGTTGTTCTCCTAATTCTTCTCCGTTTAAAAAAATATCCATACCAGCAGAATAACAACAACCATCTCCGCAAGTATGCTCCCAACTTTTTAATTCAATTTTTAATTTCATAACTAACTTAATTTCTTACTTAATTCCTCAATCCACTTTCTTAACAACTTTTTATTGCACGTGCAAATCTCATTGTATTTGTGGTTGAAATACTTTGCGTGTAATTCACAAACTATTTTAAAGTCTTGCCTTGAAATTTTATGCGTTATTCTTTGCTCAACTTCACTCCATAAAATAGCATCTGGGTTTGGTGTTTCTTTCCATTCTTTATATTCTCTAAATTCTTTAGAACGTTTGTCTAAATTTAAGAAATACCCATCCTTTTCTAATTGTGTAAAATCTTTATCTACCATAGTTCAATATCGTTAAGTTGTTCTTGTCTTTTATCACATCCACAATCTTTAAATAGCTTTTTAACTATCCATTTAATGCCGGTGTAATATGTAATTCTTTCTATAAAGTCGCCAAGTTTCATATTTTATTTATTTCTTTTTTAACTTTTAAATAATAAGTTTCATTAAAAGAATATGTGTTAGAACTTAACATCTCATCTACTAAAATTAATGCACAATTTTTAGCTGCATCCATAACGGACACTTCAATATTTTGATTAATACTAAAAATAATAGTTCCCATAAAATTAGAAACTAACTCTATTGCTTTTGCTTTTGGTTTCATAATTTATTTTTCTTTAAGTGCATAATAAATAAATAAATAAGGTACTAACAACCACCACCATTTAGGCTTATTTAAATGCAACATTATAACCAACCCAATTGTGAAGTTCCACGCATAGCCTAAAAGAATTATATCTATTATTATGTTCATATTATTTTATTCTTTAATTTTTGTTTAGTTTTTCGATAAGTGTTATAAAGAGAGTGATAAGAAATATTAGTTTTGTTTGCAAGTTCCGTAATTGAATAACCATTTTCTATAAGTTCATAAACCTTTTTATCATACCAATGTACAGAATCTAACTCATCTAAAATAACATCGTTAACCTCATCAAAATCCACGTAATCACTTTCTGCAAGTTCTAAAACTAAATCCAACGATACTTTTTTCTCTTTGGTTTGCTTATTCTTTAATTGAAGGAAATTAGTTTTTAAAGTTAGGTATATGTAGTAATAGTTCACTTCATCGCCATAGGATATATTTAAACCCTTTTTAAGCATAGTACCTATAATTACATACATATTGCCAACAATGTCCTCGGCTTCTTCTTTAGTGCAGCCGAAATTAAGTGTGGTGTTTATCCACTTGTTATGGTCTTTGTATATCTTTTCAAACATAATTTAATAATAGTCTTTCCTATTAGTCAGTCTTACTGTAATTTATTGTATGATGCCTATTCCCATAGTGAGAGCCAACGTTGATGCTTTTGCACATTACAGATAGCGACCTTGCCGACAAGCAAAGATTTCAAATGCTCTCTTTTAAATATTTTTCGTGTTCTTTAATATCAATTTTCTATCAAACATTTCAGCAAGTTTTAAACCATAATTCCGATACCATTTTATAGCGTCTTTAAAATTATAAAATCTTTCAGAATATATGGTTAACTTGCCTTTGTTATTTTTTACTCCGTAATAATACATGTTAAAAAGGTAAATCTCCCGCTTCTTGTTCTACAAATGTTTGAGGTGCAGAAGATGCTGGGGGAGCGGGGGTATTAACACTTTCTACGTTCTCAATTCTCCATCCTTGTAAGTTTATATAGTACTTACCATTATATTCGTTACCTCTAATATTAATAGATACTTTTACATTTTGCCCTGCTTTGTATTTATCTAATATAGTGCATTTATCTTTTACAAAATCAATACCAATTAATTGTGGATATTGTTCTTCTGTCTTAACAACTATTTGTCTTTTAGTAAAGCCGTTGTTACCTACTGTTTGTGTTTCACCAATTAAGTGAACTTGTCCTTGTATTTCCATTATTTTAATTTAATTGTGTTAAATCTTTTTTGTAGCATAATTCGCTTACTTCTTTTATACTTAAAGCAACTGCATAAGCATCTTCATAA